TTACCGTTAGATGAAGCTAAAGCTTCACTTAAGAAAAGACAAACAACTTTTACATTAGAAAAATGTATTGCTAAATTAGGAAAAGAAGCAGGTACAAAGCGATACAAAGATAGACAAGTAAAATGGGCAAAAAAATTACATGAACATTTTTTAAAAATGGGAGATAGTCGAACACCATCTAGTAAATTTGCAAATTCTTGTATTTTATCTATTTGTAATTCTTTAAATTTAAAAATTCCAAAAAAAGAGAAATTTATATCTAATGGTACTAATGCATTTGCATATGATTTTACATTAAACAAAAAGATTATTGAATTTAATGGTGATTATTGGCACATGAATCCTATAAAATATAAATTAGATTATTTTCATAAAAAAATAAAAATGACTGCACAAGAAAAATGGGATTATGATAAGAAAAAAATTAGACTTGCAGAAAAATATGGTTATGAAGTTTTAATTATATGGGAAGCTGATTATAATTCACAACCAGTTGAAACTATTGATAAATGTTTAAAATATTTACAACAAGATGTTTAAGAAATTTATTTTATTTTTAATACAGATTATTGAATCAATTGAATATAAAAATCTTAATATCAATCAGGATGATATTTCAAAAAAGATTTTATATTCAATTGATTCTCAAGATATTAAAGTTTTAACTGACACTGGATTTGAGAGTACTTCTGAGATTCATTTAACACAACCATATAATATTCATAAAATTGTAACAGAAAATGGTAAAAATCTTGAAGGCGCAGATAATCATATTGTATTTGATGAAAATATGAATGAAGTATTTATGGGAGAACTTAAAAACGGTGACAAAATACAAACAAAAGATGGAATAGAAGTTATTAAAAGTGTTAAAATAGGAAAAAAGTCAGTTTCAATGTTTGATATTTCTGTTGAAAGTAAGAATCATCGTTATTACACAAATGATATTTTATCACATAATACAATTTCATCTGCTTTATTTTTAGCTTGGTATACTTGTTTTCATTATGATAGAAATGTTCTAGTGATTGCAAACAAGATGGCAACAACCATTGAAATTATGGATAAAATTTTAATTATCATTAGAAAACTTCCATTCTTCCTAAAACCGGGTACAGTTAGTTTTGGTAAAACTGGTGCAACATTTGATAATAACGTCAGAATTTTTTCACAATCAACAACCAAAACTGCAGCAATCGGTTTTACAATTCATTTATTGTACGCTGATGAATTTGCGCACATCCCAAACACACTGATCAGAGATTTTTACAGATCAGTCTATCCAACATTGTCATCATCCAAAATTTCCAAGATTATCATAAGTTCAACACCGAATGGTATGAACCTATTCTATGAAATATACGCTAAAGCTTTACAACATAAAAATAATTACGCAGCAATACGGGTTGATTGGTGGGAAGTTCCAGGGCGTGATGAACAATGGCGGGATACGGAAATTGCGAATCTCGGTTCAATTGAATTATTCAACCAGGAATATGGAAACATGTTTCTTGCATCGAATAAAATGCTTTTGTCCGAAAGAAACATGAATTTCATACAGAGGATCGTAACCCCATTTGTACACAAAGAAGTTTACGATTTTGATGAATGGGATTTCAATTACAAGGATTTAACCTGGCAACCTGATTTTAATCCGAATAGAATTAAAAGTTTCGATAGGTTTGTTTTGTCCATCGATGTTGCGGATGGTGTGGGAGGAGATTATTCAGTTGTTAATATTTTTCAACTTGTTATCATGTCAAAGGCAAGGATCAGAAAAAATAAAAATTATTTTGATGAATCAGGCTTTTTTGCACTTAAACAGATAGGAAAATTCAGGAGTAACATTTTATCCCCGGAAGAATTTTCAAATGTTATAGAAAAGTTGCTTTTTGACCTTTTTAACGAAGAAAAAACCAGAGTTGTCATTGAAATAAATTTCAAGGGACATTTGATATTCGAAAGATTATCCAAGCATTTAAGATTTTATCCTGAAATTTTCATGCATACCACACATTCGCAAGCATCATTCATTGCAAAACCTGGTATTAAGATCAAGAAAGATAACAGAGAAATTTTAATACGTGAACTTAGAAGGTTACTAACAAACATGAAAGTGATTGTACAAGATAAGCAAACATTTGAAGAACTTGGGTCTTTTGGTTTAAACAAGGCAGGAAAATACGAAGCGCAAACTGGAAATGATGATGTTGCAATGACATGTGTACTGCTCGTTGAATATTTTAACAACCAAGCATTTTACGAAGACATAGAAGAAATAATCGATCTTCAATACCCTGAGTTACTGAATATCATGAATAAAAAATTGGATGATTTACCAGAAGAAGTAATCAATGGTAAAGATTTTGTGTACTGGACAAAACAACTAAATGCAGGATTCAATTAAATTTATTTTAAAAAAATGGTAATTTTAAATAGATATATAAAAAAATTAAAAAAAATAATAGAGAATGGCTAAAGTAACTTTAGATCTCAATCAGTTTAAAGCATCAGGTGTTTATACTGTTGAATTCGATGCAACGGAATCTGTAGTTTTGAATACACAAACTATCCGTTTAGTTGTTGGATTCTCAAAGAGAGGACCAATAAATGCACCTGTATTCCTACGTGATATTAAATCAGCTAGAAAAATATTCGGTATTGTGGACACAAGTCTTGAGAAAAATGGATCATTTTTCCATAGATCAATTGAAACTGCTCTACAAACTGGACCTATATATGCACTAAATCTTAGAGCTCTTGATAATACACCGGATGGTGATAAAGTAGAATTTCAATCTTTTTCATTGGATAGCGCGGAACAAAATCCGTCAGAAGCAGAAGACCTTTTGGTTTCCTTTTACAATACTGAAAAGTTCTGGAGACCGGATACTGATTACTTCAATGCTGTTGTAAATAATAACTACGCAACCAAAGGTAAATTAATGAGTTTTGTTAATCTTAATTCTTCACCAATGTCGATATTTGTTCAAAAATCAAACATCAAAGGATTTGATATAACAGCACGTGAATATTTTGGAGAAGGAAATGTTCCTGATTTCATTAGATCATTTGATTTCATATCGGATTATTTCTTGGAAGTAATCATGTTACAAGGTGATTGGACAGATTACGGAAGTCTTTCATTGGACCCAGTTTACCAGCAATGGTTTGATAGCAACGGTCTCATAAAAGGACAACTTGAAAATTTCCTTTCAGCAGAAGAAACTACAACAATTGGATCTTTTGTTGGAACAATCATTCCTGATTTTATAGATGGAAACGGTGTTAATCAATACCTTGAAACAATTATCAACAATGCATTCGGCGCAACCGGAATTTACATGAACATTGATAGAAATATTCTTGAAGATGATTATGACACTGCAACTTCAAAAGTTGATTTAATTGGTCATAATTTAATTGATTCTACCAACAGTTCAATTGATTTCATTTCGTATGTAGCACCAATTAGTGAAAAAATTGAAGCTACCACAACGGCATTAAGTGATACATTGATTGAATTCAAGGATTCTCTTCAAGCAAGTATAACATCCACAGCATACGGAGATGATAGGAGTTATTTTAACAATGTTTTAAACATCAAGAAACCTGCTCCAAGTGATATAACATTTAGTGTAGAAGATTACGATAATCTAGCATTAACACTTACCAACATTTCGTTGTTAAAAACAGCAGGAACTGATACAGGAGTTGATGATTACGTGAAAGTTGAAACTGTTGTAAATACAGGAGCAACTCTTGCAATTTCGTACAGTCATCCAACCAAACCTGATACAGTTTATGATTTTACAGTTGATAGTACAGCTGGAAGTCCTTCAACTTTAACATTGGACTCAGCACCAACGCAAACTTATTCATCAGGTGATATGATTTATTCTTCTGATCTTGAAACTTATTACACCGTTACTGCAATTTCCGGAAGCGATGTTACAATAGAAGAAGATGGAACATCATTGGTAGGAAAAGAAATTTTACTTTTGGATAGTTCAAGTTCAGTAGATCAGGAAGTAAAAATATCAGCGGATGAACTTAATTACATTTTAAGTCCTTCTGTTATTGCAGATGATGTATCAAGTGCTACTGATAATTTTACCTATGTTTATCCGGGTAATGCATTAGCAACAAGTATCAAAAATAATATCATCATTGATGGTGATAGAATTTACAAGGATGCAACAGGTGAAGATATCTGGTGGATTTCAATCAGCGAAGTAGAAATGGCGTATGGTCTTATTGGTTACGAAATACGACAATACATGGATTCAAATATTGCAACGCAAGCGAATACAACAAATTTCATAGCGTTAGGTTCTTATTACCTTTCAAGTGGAACTATTCCAGTTGGTCCATCATCAGTATATTACTCATCATATGGTAATATAGAGAAAAATGTTGCTCTCATTACAAATACATTAGCGGGAAGTCATCTTGAATTTAAGATAGGTGCAGCAGGTGCAGCAGATGCAACGGATATCGAAGTTGGAAATTACCTTGTTACCGAAGATTTACCTAACAATGTAAGTCACTTAACAAAAGTAATAGATAAGATAAAAACTATCAACCAGTTAACTGGAAACATAGAATACACAATAAAAACAAATGAAAGAGTAAAAATAACTGAAGTTGGATCACCGATTGTACAATACGTTACAAGGTATCTTCCAATCCAGGATTTTGTACAACATTTACAACCTTCATCATTAACAGGTTTCACGTTGAATAGATACCATCTTCCAAATGGTACAGTTACGCAACAGGAGAAAATTTACAATGTTATAGATGAAACAGGATTGAAAAGTGTGCTTTCGGATAAAGATCAAATACAATTCAGGTACATTGTTGATACTTTTGAGGGTGCAATTGCTCCGAACATGGGACCAAAAACTGTTTTGACAGGTCTTGCTAAATCTCGTGCTCAATGTCTTGCATTCATTAATGCACCATCTGTGAAACAACTTTCAAATTCAACTGATCCAAGATTTACTGATGTTCCTGATCCAGCTAATGGAATTCCAAAACCAATATTCCAATCAAGTTACATACCAGTAGGTGGTAACCTTTCATTGGGACCTTCATTCAGGTTAACTCTTCCAACAGAAGAACAAGGATCAAAATACATGGGTATTTTCTCTCCTAACTTGTTGATCAGAGAAAATAATAAAAATCTAAGTATTCCACCTGCAGTATGTGCTTCAAATAACTTTATTGAAAAGTTTGTTAATGGTCAACCTTACTCAATTGTGGCTGGTCCACGTAGGGGTATAATTTCAACACCTAATTTGATAGGAACTGAATATGAATACGACAAGGATGATAGAAATGAACTTGAACCTTTCGGTTGGAATCCAATCATTGTAACCAAGAATACTGGTCCTATGATTTACTCGAACGCTACAGCATTCCAAAAAACACGTTCAGCGTTAAATAACCTGCATGTTAGAGATCTTTTAATAACAATAGAAGAAAACATTGAAGAAATTCTTTCATTCTATGTTTGGGAATTTAACGATGCAAGAACTCGATTGGAAATAAAAACTCTTGTTGATCGTTACCTGAGTGTAGTTCAAAATGGTCAAGGAATTTACGATTTCTTAACAATCATGGATGAAACTAATAACACATCAGAAGTTATTGATCAAAATGTTGGAATCATTGATGTTGGTATTGAACCAGCTAGAGGATTACAAAAAATCATTAACAGAATTACTGTACTTAAAACAGGAACAATTTCTTCAGGTGGTTTCACAATAGCTTAAAAATATCAATTTAACTTCTGAAATATTTCAGAAGTTAAATTTAATAAATAAAAATAAAAAATAAATAATAAAATGGCTGGATATCCACATTACAGAAATAGCGTAGCAAGTATGAACAATTTTGAACCTGTTTATACAGCGCAATACGAAGTGTCAATAACACCACCTGCCGGGATAAGTGATTGGTCACTTACACTTGAAGGTATAACCAACGTAACTGGTGTAACAACCAATTATTTACCAGAAACGCAACAACAAAAATACAAAGGTGCAACAAGGACTCATGCTGGTGGTGCTGTACCGGATCAAGCAACTGAAATATCTCTTTCATTTGAACTTAATCTCAACGATTCAAATTCCATGTACACGTACAAAGCTCTAAGAGCTTGGACTGACTTGGTTTATGATCCATTAACCGGGAAGTTTGGATTGAAAAAAGATTACATAGGTGGCCCAATGATCATATCACAATTTAACAAAAACGGTGATATTTTTAGACAAATAACATATCCCGTTGTTTTTCCAACAACTGCTATTGAATTACCAACTGATTTTGACTATGAAGATGCAGGAGTTTGGAAAATTGATAATTTTACTCTTACAGCAGATTATTGGGATGAAACTTGGATATAAAATACCAACTTACGAATCTTTTTTGTACGAAAGTCGCGCAGCAAGAATTGGTAAAAGACTTGCCAAGATGGAACCTGAGTTACCTAAAATGTCAGGGGATGAATTTAATGTTACAACACACGTTATCGGTGATCTGGTAGAAAATCCAGGACAAACAAAAGCAAACATTTCATTGATTGCTAACGCTTGGAAAAAACCAAGTACATTGATAAACATAGATAATATCATTCAACTTTTAACATTCCTTAAAATTTTCGTGATACGAAAAAAAGGACAAGAAGATCGATACAAGTTTCCGACTGGTTCGGAATTCCTAAAAATTTAAATAAAAAGCAGCTTAAGCTGCTTTTTTTATGTTCTCTCGTAAAACTTTTCCATAAAAGGATATATAAAACAAAAGATAAAAAAACAAAATTTAGATGAATGAAAACGACGCAAAAAAATTTGTAGAAGGTGAAGAAAACAAGAAACCAAAAGTTACTCAACTGGGGAAAATTCAACCGAAACATGAAAAAATGAAATCTGATGTCAAGGAAATGGCAGCAGAATTTGGTTACAAACCAGTTCCACTTGAAACATTACCAACACAAGGTTTATTTTATCCTGAGGGAACAAAAATTGTGATTAAATCTGCAACCAATGCGGAAATTAGACATTGGTCATCAATTGATGAAAGGGATGAATTAGCAATTGATGATATCATGAATGTTGTGATAAATGCATGTGTTAGAATCAACACACCAAATAGAGGATCTTCCCCGAAAGATCTCAAAGAAATTGATAGATTTTACCTAATGTTTGCGATCAGAGAATTAACTTTCCTGAGCGGACAAAATAAATTATACGCAGATATTCCAACTGCAAAGGATGGTAAAATTGAACTAACGAAGGAAATGATAAAGTACTTCAAAATTCCGGATGAAATAGAAGAATTTTACGATACAAACAAGAAATGCTTTACTTTCATTAATCCAAACGAATCAACGGAATTTTTTGATTTTTACATGCCACCGATCGGTGTTACATCATTTTTGAAAGATTACAAGATTAAAAAAGATCGAGCAAGGCAAGTTACCGATAATGACTTTTTGAAGTATTTCCCATTTGTCATAGAAGATTGGAGAGGATTGAATAATGATAAATATGAAAAAATTCAAATGGAATCTTATTCATGGTCACTTTGGAAAATTTCAATGTTATCGTATGCTGTTGGACTCATAAGTAATTACGTGAATCCTCAGATAGTAATAAAACAAGAAAGTGGCGTTGAGGACATGTACCCGCTTTCCTTTCGAGGTGGGATCAAAGCTATTTTCCTTATTCCAAATCCGCTGGGAAGATCTTGATAAAATTGAATACATTCTTCTTAAACACTTAAGTTTACAACCAAGTGAACTTGAGCGTTTACCGTTTTTCCGCGTGGAAGCTCTTCTTCAAAATTTCAAGGAAGATAATGACAAGGAAAATGCAAGGAAAAAAGAAGAAGAAAAACAACAGAAATCACAGATGGATGCTAACAAGACCAAGCAAAAACCCATGAAACAGCCGAAAATGCCCAAAATGAAAATGCCCAAAATGTAATTTGATGCTCGCAAAAGATATATAAAACAAAAATATCTTTTGGCTAACGAATCAATAAAATTTCTTAAATCTATTCTTGACGTGACCATCCGAATTGAAAAACGGATGGAACGTGAAGAAAAAAAGAAAGATCAGATAACATCAGGCATGGTTGGTGGTGTTGCTACAATCAAAACCAAAGAAACAGGAAATTTAGATAAATACGTTAATCTAATTGCTTCAGGTTTACAGAAGTTTGAAAAGTTGGACAAAACCACAACCAAAACATTTATATCTTTCATAGGAGATTTCTACAAGTCAATAGAAAAAACATCAATTGATAATTTTGCAAATTCGCAGTTATTGGACTTTAACAATTTAATAAATAATTTTAAATATCTAGAAGCAAACAGAGAAACGTTAACTGAAATATCCTCAAGCATTGTCATGTTCCTGCAAAATTTCAAACATGAGATTTCAGATTTGGATTTCAATGATGATCAAGTAAAACTTGACAATTTAACTGATTTAATTAAAAATATAAATTCATTATCATCGACATTTAAAATTAAACCAATTGATCAAGTAGAAATGGCTAACTTGGTAAATTTGGTTGAACAACTGAACTCAGTTTCACTTATACTTAAAATTAAACCAATTGATCAAGTAGAAATGGACAACTTGGTAAATTTGGTTAAACAATTAAATTCTTTATCAACAAGTTTCAAAATTGAATCAATTGATCAAAAGGAAATTGAAAATTTAACTGAATTATACAAAAATATAAATTCTTTTTCAATCAATCTTCCATCGATTGATCAATCGAAGGTAGAAAATTTGACTGAGTTATTTAAACACATAAATTCATTATCTTCAACATTCAAAAAAATAGAAGAATTTGATGTTGAATCATCAAAGAATTTCATAAATTTCGTTGAAACTTTTTATAAAACATTAAGCAAAATTCCAGTTGATGAAACTGGCTCTGCATTTTACTTACGGGAACAAATACACAAAGTAATAGATACATTGGATTACGTTGAAACACGACAAGCCGATATTGAAAGAATCTCGGAAGGCTTTGTTGCAACGCTATCAAAATACAGAAGCGCTTTGCAAGAATTATCAATTGATCCTGATGATGTGGAAAGCATTGATGTCCAAATTCGAAGAATAGTAGGAACATTTGAATATCTCATAGAAAGACAGGAAGAAATTGATGCTGCATTGGATACAATGGGATTGATGTCAAAAGGAATTATATCACTAGCAAAAGGATTAGCAATTGCTGCTCCACTTCTACTTTTAACAATACCGCTTATTCCAATTATTGGTGTTGCTTTGATGGGACTTGGTATAGTTTTCAGCATAATTGGTTTGGGTTCACCGTTAATAATCTTGGGTGCTTGGTCTGTAAATTTCATTGGAATGAGCTTAAGAGGTTTAGCAATTGGATTTTTTCTGATGGCTGCATCTCTATGGGCTGTACAAAAATTATTTAGGGGCGATGTTTATTCAGAACTTCCAGCATTTCTTTTAAAAATGGGAATGGTTTACGGTGCAATAG